CAGAGATAACAGGGAAGGATGGAAAAGATTTAATACCTCCACAGATTACAGAGATTGAAATAATAAAAACACAAAAATAATTAATGAAAATATCGGGAGGCGTTAATCTTGAATTTTTATTAAACGAATTTTCATTTGAAAAGGCTAATAATAGTATTAAGCAAGGGTTTGTGTTAGAGGGCGGAAGTGGGAGCGGTAAAACTTACGATATAATAAATTTTCTTTTAATTTATTGCCAAACAAACTACAACAAAAACAAGGATATACTAATCTTCCGAGAAACATTTGCAGACCTACGCAAGACCGTATTAAAAGACTTTGAAAAAATATTAAGGGCATATAATTTATTTGATGATGATTCATTCCATAGGTCAGCTCCGGTTTGTTATTCGTTTATGGGGAATAAGATTTTTTTTACTGGATTAGATTCAGTTGGCTCACATGGTGAACGACATGATGTAATATGGGGAAACGAGGGGATGGAGTTAAATCATGAAGCATGGAAACAATTAAATCAAAGATGTAATGAGGTATTTATAACAGACTACAACCCTTCTTATACAAATCATTGGATTTATGATTCGCTTATTACAAGACCTGACACAAAGTTCTTTCGTTCTACTTTATTGCAAAATTATTTTCTACCTGATGGGCAACGCAAGGAAATACTATCCTATGAGCCGACAGCAGAGAATATAAAGAACGGAACAGCAGATGATTATATGTGGAAAGTTTACGGATTAGGTTTAAGGTCTGCACCTAAAGGGGCAATATTTCCGCATGTTAATTGGATTGAGAAAATGCCCGAAGGTAATTATTTCTATGGATTAGATTTTGGGTTCAGTAATGACCCAACAGCACTAACAAAGATATGTTTACAAGGCAATGATTTATTTGTTGAATTACTTATTTACGAGCCGATAGATTCTGCAAACGTACTCGCAGACGCTATACGTAATTGCGGAATAACAAATGAAATGATTACAGCTGATACTTCCGATAAGTACAACGATGTAGAGATGTGCAAAGACTTGCGTAACTTAGGACTTAACATAAAAAAGACTTCAAAAGCAAAAGGGTTATTACACAGAATAGGATTGTTAAAAAAACACAAAATAAATATAGTTTATAATCTGAATGCAAAGAGAGAGCAAGAGAATTATAAGTGGCGTGAGGTCAATGGTATCAATGTAAATGAGCCTATCGACAAATTTAACCACTTTTGGGATTCGCTAGGTTATGGTTATATGGGAAATTTAACAAATACATTCGGATTTTAAAAATTAAGATGTTAAGACGTGGGCAGAGAACTTAAAAGCGAAATAAAAATTTATTGCAGATGTATTATTTGCGGAAATTATTTTGATATAACAGGAAAAAGAAGACGGAAATATTGTTCCAAAAAATGTGTTAATAAAAATTATTATCAAAAAAAGCTAAAATAGTTTTAAAAATATTTAACTTGTTGAATTAAATTCATACGTATATTTGTAAAAGTCAAAAAATTAAAACATGAAAAATCCATTTTCTTTTTTTATAAAATCAAACAATAAAAAAGAGGTTTCGTCAAATATAAATACAGATAGATTCAATCGATTATATGATTCGCTTACTCGATATCTAGGCAAAAATCAGGTTGTTTGGAATAAGAATGATTTAAAATACATAGTAGAATCAGGCTACTTATTCAATCCCGATACTTACTCTATTATCAATAAAATCATTCAGACAGCCTCTTCCGTTCAGTTTAAACTTTATGAAGTAAAAGATGAGAAAAGTTTTAAAGAATATAAAAATATTAAATCTTTAAATTTAGAAAAGACTTATTCATTAAGAACGAAAGCCTTTGAGCCAATAGAACAGCCAGAGATATTTAAATTATTAGAAGCACCTAATAAATTAACTACACACACATTATTCATTCAATCAATACTAGGTTATTATTGCTTGTTAGGGAATTCTTACTTAAATAAATTAACAATAACTGGGAACGCTGAAGCATGTGCGGCATCATTGGAAATTCTCCCTGCACATATGGTAAAAATAATATTAGGAGATTCAACCAATCCGATAAAATCATATACGATTGAAAATTTTTATGATAAAAGTTTTAATATACCGCCTGAAAATGTTTATCATTTCAAAACATTTAACCCAAGTGTAGAGCAAGGGCAGTTTTTATATGGAGCTCCGCCATCAATTTATCCTACGTTAACGAAGTCAAACGATAGCTACGAAGCAGCCTGTTCTTTAATACAGAATTTAGGTGCTATCGGAATCTTATCGAGTGGCAATGATGACACGATAGACCCTGTTACAACGGAGAAAATGGAGAAGAAATATTTAGAGCGGTTTGGAGGTGCTAAAAATCGTGGAAAGGTTTGGATGGTAGGTCATAAAATGGATTGGCAAAATTTAGCACAATCAATTGTTGATTTAGATTTGATACAAGGACAGGAACAAGACTTCTTAACATTGTGCCGAATATTCAACGTAGATAGTAGGATAATGGGGTATGTAAAGGGGTCTACTTTTAGCAATATGGCAGAGGCGAGAAAAGATTTTTTACAGAATAGAATCTTGCCTTTGATGTATATGATAACAGAGGGATTAAACAAGTTTATCATACCCGCATTTTCGGAGAAAGATAAAAAGAATTATTATCTAGATATCGATACTGATATTATTCCTGAATTGCAAGCGGATATGAATGCCTTATCTTTACGTTTGCAGAATGAAATTAAATGTGGGCTGATTACTCCTTATGACGCTTCGAGAATGCTTGGTTATCCAGAATTGACTGATGAAGCTTCAAAGAAGTTATATATGCAAAGCGGATTAGTCCCATTGAGTAATGAAAATAAAGAAATAAATATTTAAGATATGAAATTAGATTATAAAATTGGAGAAATCCCTGTCGAATTTGTTCAATCAAATTTATCTAATTATCAAAAAGATATTATAGAATTAAAATACCACGTTTATAAACGGTTTACAAAACTTGTTGAACAAGGTAAGTCAAAGATGGATGCCTACCAAATAATTGGAGAAGAGGTATGTTTAGAATATAAGACTGTTCAGATTTTATATTTAAACATAGATAAAAAATATCGGAAACAAGAAGTATAAAAAACATCAAACATAAAAAGCTATAATTATTTTTATTTTTGTTTTAATAAATTATTAAGACAAAGATATGCCTTTCGCAAATGAGCATTCAAGTAGATTAATAGACCAGAAAGAATTAAATTCTCGTAGTGGATTTGAAAGTATAAGACGTACACATGGGAGTGGTAAAGGTAAGATACAAGGAGTTTCTATCCCTACAACCATTGATGTTATTTGGTACGTATATAAGAATGCTGACGTAATTGCCCAGACGTTGCGTTTTCCTATTGAACATTGGACTAGTTCAGAGGCTTTGAAATGGCTCAAGGAAAATAAAATAAACTATATTTCATTCGAGAAAGCAACGAACGGAAAATCTTTCGATGAAGTAATGAAAAAGAATATTATTACTGATTTAACGATTGAAGATATTGACGAGCCGAAAGGAATAATTAAACTTTATGCAAACGCTTATAATAATTTAGATTCCGATAGAGATATTTCAGAGCCTGGTTGTTTTACCAAAACTTGTCGTGAGAACATTAAACGTATCAAACATTTAAAAGACCACGACTCAAGGCAGTTGTTAGGCTTCCCTATGGAATTCAACACTACCGACCCTTACGGATTATTAGTAACATCAAAAATAAATCTTAATAAAACATTAGGAAGAGATACATTTTCCGATTATAAATTCTTTGCAGAAAATAATAGACCTATCGAGCATTCAATAGGCTATTCAGTAGTTAAATATACTATTGAAAATGCAGAGGATTACACTAAAAGAATTCGCCGAATACAAGAATATAAGCTGTATGAATATAGCACCCTTTCATTTTTAGGAGCAAACGAAAGAAGTATAGCAGTTGAAGCAAAAACAATTTCTTCGCTAACAGCAGACGTGAAATTATTAAGTGAGATGTTAGAGAAAGGCGACTATACAGACGAGAGATTTATTGAAATAGAAAAAACACTTACCGATATACAAAATAGAATTAAAGAAATGAAAACACTTAATATTGACGAGCCGTCAGAC